ATTCGAATTAACTGCCCAGACTTTAAAGGCGATCTATCTGAGATGGGTGAAGAGGCTTCATTCAGAGACTCAGAGTGGTCACTAGAGTCATATGCTCGTAAGCAATCTGCTGGACAAGATAATTGGATTAATTCTGATGACGAAGAAGATGAAGCTAATATATCTATTACTGTGGTTGAATGCTGGATTCGCTCTGACCGTGATGGTGATGGTATTGCTGAATTAAAGCATGTCATTAAGGCAGGCAATACTATTCTTGAAGAAGAAGACTGCTCTTATATCCCAATTGCAATCCTTAACCCAATTGAAATTCCTCATGAATTCTATGGATTGTCATTATTAGACATGGCTCGCCCACAAACACAAGCTACTACAGCTATTATGCGTGGCTTCGTTGAGAATGTTTACTTTGGCAATTATGGCCGTACATTGGCTGATCCTAATGTGGTTGATTTCGCTGCGTTACAAAATCCGCTTCCTAAGCAGATTATTGCAACCAATGGTTCTCCTGCTAACGCTATTCAGCAAATTACACCTGAGCAAGTAAGCCCAGGTACAGCTGGAATGTTAGAGTTCTTAGGATTGCAAAAAGAGCAATCTACTGGTCTTACTAAGACAGCAATGGGTTTAAACGATACATTGTTTGTTTCGGGTAATTCAGAGCAGAAGATGGGTAATGCCCAAAGTTCTGCTCAGATTCGTGTTGAGCACATTGCTAGAAGATTTGTTGAAAGTGGTATTAAGGATTTGTGTCGTGGAGTCTTGAGAGAGATGAAGATAAACATGAAGAATCCTATGCGCTATAAGACAGACAAAGGATACGCTTCATTATCAGTAGAAGAATTACAGACTATGCCTTCAAATATGGATCTTGAGATTCAGGCTAATCTTGGTGAGAATTCTAATGAGAATATGGGTAACAAGTTAAATCAGGTTGCTCAATTATTGCCATTAATGGCTGAGAACCCAGAAGCTTCCCCTTATATTAACACTAAGGCTGCTTTTAATTTAGCCACTGATATATTGGCTAATATGGGTTTAGATCCTACAAGATACTTGGTAGATCCATCTGATGAACTTGCTCAACAGCAGATTCAGCAGAAACAACAAGAGGTTCAGCAAAGACAAGAGCAATTACAACAAGCTGAAGCTGATAAAGCTAGACTTGATTCAGAAACTGCTACAGCTAATATTAGCTACTTAAAGGCTGAAGTAGATAACAAGAAGATTGATAATAAGCGACAGCTGTTAGAAGCTGAAGATGAGTCAAATCGTAAATGGGCTGAGATCGCTGTTAAAGCACAAGGAACAGAAGGAGCACAAGTTCCTACTAAAGTTCCTGTAAACTTTAAAGAGCTTTATCAAGATACAGAGCAAGACGAGAAAGATCAGGCTGAAGCAGAGCAACAAGGTGCTCAATTGGCTCAGGCTGCAATAGAGAATCCAGAACAAGCTATGCAGATGGCACAGCAAGTTGGGATAGATCCATCACAATTGATGGGACAACAACAATAGATGAGAGAAAAGTTGAATGAATAAATATAATAGACATCAGAATTTCAAAAAGGATTCTGATGGTAAACCAAAAAAGGTATCGGTTTATGATGATGCACAGAGAACCTTGACTAAAGGCTATCAATGTGATGAAATAAAAGATACCATGACTATGGTAACTGAGGATATTCTCAATCAACTGTTTGTGCAGTGGTTAGAAACTAAACACTTCGAAACAGAATCGAGAGAGTTTATTTATAAGTTAGCTATTAGTCAAGGGGCAGTGATGAAGAACATCGAGCGCTCAATTACTGCTAAAAATAATAAAGCTCGTGAACTAGAAGGTGAATGATGATTGAAGAAGCTATTAATAAGCTAGACATGGGTATTCAAGCCCAAGTCGCTGTTTTAGCTAGTGGCAGAGGGCTTGCAGGAAATTCGCAGTCCTTTAATGAACTAGTTAAAGCTAAAGAAACTCTTGAGAAGATGCAAAAGAATCCTAAGAAAAAGAAGGATATTGAAGCTGATCTTACTTGTGAATATTGCGGAGCTACTGGGTTAACTAAGTTAACACTAAGTAGATGGCATAAAGACGGTAAGTGTCTACAAGAGAAGAAGTAAAAAAAGAAGGGCCTACGAATAGGCCTATGATGTTTGAATGTGAGGGCTATTCGTAGACCCTCCTATAAATAGGAGACTATATGTCAGAACAAAAAAGCGAAGCTACCCAAACGGATGAGTCGCAAGTTCAGGACTTTGACTTCGATGCTTTGGCGGATGAGGTTCTCGGAACAGAAGAAGAGACCGCTACCCAAGAAGGTGACGAAGCCACAGAAGAACTCGAAGGTGAAGATCCACACACTAACGAGGACGCTGCAGAAGTTGATGAAGAATACGAAGATGGTGAAGAGGAAGAAGTAGAGGATGAGGATGATGACGATGAGTCAGCTACCCAAGAAGATGATACGGATGAATCGGAAGAAGGTGAAGAAAGTGAGATCGATATGGACTTTGCTGTTCCTGTCAAAATTGACGGGGAAGAAAGCGAAGTTTCTATGGAAGAGCTTATTGCCAACTATCAGACTAAACAACATCAGTCAAAGAAAGGGGATGAACTTGCGAAACAGGCAAAAGAGTTAGAAGCTTATAAAGAAGACGCTCAGGTATTTGCTCAAATAAACGCACAGTTACTACAAGATCAAGATGACAAAGACAGACGAATCTTAGCCAACCTTGAAAAGAAGGTTGACGAAGCTTATGCTGAGGATGACTATGATGCTTCTAAGCTTGAAAGACAGCTTAATAAAGCAACAAAGGAATACAATCAGCGCAAGGCTAACAGAGATTCAATGTTGGAAAATATGGGACGAAAAGTTCAAGAGGAACAAGTTGGGCAGTTTAACAAACAAGTTGAAGCTTTCCATCAGGCAATTCCTGAATATGTTCCAGATTGGTCAGATGACATAGCACAAGCCAACAGAGAGTTTGCATTAAAAGGTGGACTTCCTGAGCAGCTTGTTGATTCTATGGTTGATCCTGCAGTAGTAGCGTTTGTTGATAAATTCCGAAGATTAGCAGAAACAACTTCTAAGGGAGCTAAAAAACGAAAGAAAGCTCCAATTAAAAGGGTTTCAGCTAAAAAGCCTGTTTCTAAATCGACTAAAAAATCAAATAGAGTTGATCAGTCTAGGCAAAGAGTTAATAAAGGCAAAGGAACAGAGAACGACAGTAAAGTTCTCTTCGATAATGTTATTGATTCAATGTTTAGCTAGTCAACTTATAATTAAATATAAGGATAGTTAAAATGGCTACAAAATTTGGTACTACTGCCATCTCAGGCAGTTACGCAGCGCAGGGTTCTCAGAAAGAGGATCTTGCTAATTACATCTCTAATATCTCTAGAGATATGACTCCATTCATGTCTTCAATCGGCAAAGGCAAAGCTTCTGCTGTAACACACGAATGGTCAACTGATACTTTAGCAGCAGCTTCATTGCAAGCGGCAGTTGAAGGTTCAAGCTTCGCAGAATCTGACGGTCCTGTTGTACAGAAGATTGATAACAAAACACAGATCTTTACTAAAGGTATCCGTGTTTCTGGAACTCTTGAAGCTGTAGATAAGGCTGGTCGCAAGTCTGAATTCAAATACCAGACTGAGAAGCGTGGTAAAGAAATCATGCGTGATATTGAGAAGACTTTGGTTTCTCAACAGGTTAAAGGAACTCAAGGTTCTTCTGCTTCAGGCAACATCCAAGCTTACGCTCGTAAAATGGGTGGTTACGCATCTTATGCTGTTGAAGCTGTAGTTGCAGGTACTGCTGCTGCGCCAACAGGCACAGGCTCAGCTACTTGTTCAGGTGACGGTTCAGATGTGGCTAAAGCTGCAACTGCACATACAAATGCTGATTTCTCTTTAGCTGATATCAATGAAGTGCTTCGTGGTATTAATGGCGAGACTTCTGCTGCACCTTCTAAGGTAATGATGTCAACTAAAAACAAGGTTAAGTTCTCTGACTTAATTAACAACACTAACATGAACACTCGCCGTAACATTGATGAGAAAGGTTCTTTACGTCAGTCTGTTGATTTATATGAGTCTGATTTTGGTGATGTTGAGTTAGTACATAACTACTTAATGGATAACACAGAAGTATTCGTTTACGATCCTTCTCTATTATCAGTTTCAACTCTTCGTCCTATTCAGTTCCGTGACATCAACGAAGATGGTGACTCTTTACGCTCTTACATGGTACATGAGTGTACTTTAGAAGCTAAGTCTCCAACTGGTAACGGTATCATCGTAGATGTAACTGCTTAATAGTTAGACAAAGTTGAATTAATCCCTCACTAAATGTGAACAGGTGGGGGGTTATTCTTACCAACAAGAGTTCTAAGAGCTTTCGTTGTTAAGAATAATAAAAGAGATGAGAAAATGATTGATGAATATTTATTTAAAGATTACCATGTCCATATCGATAAGAGTGGAATGCAAATCACTCAAGATATTGAGCCTCATTTAAAGTGGGCTCAGGAACAAAGACGAATAAGCAGAAGCACTGGTAAGAAATTAGATACAGGTTTTAAACCTTACTGTAATGTTCCAGACTCTATCGCTTTGGATATAATGACAAAGTACCACATCAATATTCATGATGTGAACATTCAACCAGAAGACATGAGGAAGTTTAAAAGAATTATTAAAACAGACTATCCTCATCTTATGTATTTTTAGGAGACCTATATGGCCACTATCAACAATCAGGCTACATTACGCACAGCGGTTGCGGATTGGCTAAATAGAACAGACTTAACGAATAGCCAGCTTGATCAATTTATTGAGATGGGCGAGGCTATGATTTACGAATCACTAAGAGTTCCTACATTAGAAAGATTAGCTACATTTTCAGTAACTTCTGCGGATTCTAGTATTGATATTCCCAACGGATATTTAGATGTAGTAGAACTAAGGAAACTAAAAACAGGCACTTGCTCTAATACTAGTTATACTACTAGGGCGGATTGTACTGCTGGTGGTGGCACTTGGACAGATTCAGATAAATCTGATGATATTGTTTATCGTAGAGTGGGTTCTAGATCTTTTCATAACAACCAGCCTAATTACTCTTTTGTTAGGGAGCTAAACAAGTTCTTATT